AACATAGATATACTCTTGAAAATAATCTAAACCTTGTAATCTTCTCTCTGATGCAGAAATAATACCTTTAGAAGTTGTAAATCTACCAGGAAATGTTCTTATAGAATTTTGTAAAACAGCAACCGCATTAGCTTCACCATCTCCAATCGCAGATAAATCAACTGATGGAACTGCTCGATACCCTAAACCAGGTTCAGTAATTTTTATCTCTTCAACAACACCTATCGTACCATTAGATGTAGCTGACACTTGCTCTTGATCTGCCATTAAAGCACTCACTTCTACATTAGCACCAAAACCACTTCCTGAATAACTATTGACACCAAGTGTTGGAAATACATTTGGTTTGAAATTTGTACCACCAATCGGAAACTTTCTGTGTATGCCTACTTTTCTAGGAGTCTCACCAGCTTGACCGTTTACACCAGTATTAGTTGTAAAGTTTGCATTTGTTGTTAAATGTGTTGCATTAGATATGACATTTATAAATCTTGACTCATTATTTAAAATAATTTTATCACCTACTAATAACTCTGTATTAAATGATGTGCCTGTGCCTATGACTTGATTTAAAACTCCAGTTACTCTCGCATTACCAGATATTCTTGATGGTTGAAGTTGAATATTAACAATTGTACCATTTGCCCCTATCTCTGTTACAGCTGCGGCCGCTCCAAAACCTTCAGTTGTTTCTGAAAATATTATCTCATCACCAACGGAATAATTACCACCACCATTATTAATTTTTATTCTACCTATTGATCGAAATGGTTTAATTTTTATAAGTCTTTCACCCTCTGCTCTTATAGCGGGGCCATCAGAGTCAAATGATATATTATTACCAGATACATTTGATGTAAGAAAGGTAAGACCGGTCATTGGGCCTAAGTCTGTTAATGTTTCATCTTGTAAACAATCTACTATTCTTGATGATACATTTTCACCGCCACCTTCTGAATTACTTGTTACATCAAAATAAACTCTTAGTGTGCCTATCGTGCTACCAAATTGTGCAACTTTATATTTAAATGTTGGTGCAGAACCTAATGTAATAAAAGGCCCTCTGAACCAAAAATTTTTATTAGGATGACCAGTTGAAAATGAGGTCTCTGCATAAACATAAAATGCACCGCCTGCTGTTGCATCAAATGGTACACCTGTGCCAGATGATGGTGTGCCGCCAGAATCTAAATTCCACCTACCAGCTGTTGATGTAGATGATTGTGTCATATCTGTAAATGAGACTGATTCGTAATCGGCTACGTTACTTGTGCTTGTTTGCCAGCCTTCAACATTTATGGCTTCGTTTGTTCCAATTTGTACAAATTCAAAAGTGAAGTTTGCAATATTACCAGTTAAACCATCACCAACATATATTTCATCTAATTGTAAATCACCCGTGTAACTATTACCGCTTACATAATGAAAAACTGGTCTTATTGTTGAGTTAGCGAATTGTTGTAGGTTTGAAGTATTAGATACAACCCTCTCTGTGTAACCTAAAATACCTGTGTTACCACTTACAGTATCAATTTGTGGTGATAAACCGGTTTCACCAGCACCTGTGGTAATTACATTTGCGAGAAAACCATAATCTGCACTTGTAAGAGCTTGGTTAACATCAATATCACCTATTTTTGTTGTTGATAATGTAAAAGTATTTTGTTGATTTTTAAGATCAGAATTTACTGTTGCAACAGCAAATGTAGATTGTGCATCACCTGATTTACCAACAACTAAATCTGAAACTTTAAACCCTGCACCCCCAAAATGTATATTCGCATTATCAGTAAAACCACTTCTTACGACTGATATCTCAGCTGCACCCTCTTGTTCAAAACCACCAGCTGTAATTAATACTGGGTCTCCAATGTTATAACCTGAACCACCGCTTATGACACTAATTCTCTCTAGTGAAGATGTAGTATTACAAGAGAGTTCAATTAAATTATTATCATCACCAATGATATCTGTTAATACTTGCTCACCTTGAGAAAATGTGCCTTTAATTGTTTTTCTGTTTAAAAATACCTCTATTGACCTTTGAGATTCGAGCAATCTGGGTACAGATGATTCTACTATGGCTGATGCGTTAGATAACGCACCCTTAACTTTTCGATTTTTTAAAATAGACTCTGAAAAATCAACATACTCAACACGCACATCTGCATTTACAGATGGTGGGTTGGTAAATATTATTTTTCTTTCTTCTTTCTAGTATGAAATGCAGCTGATGTATTTGCATCTGAAATTGAAAATTGTCGCTCGCCATCTATTCTTACGACAATTTCATCTTCTGAAACTGGCTGTGCTAAATTAAAAATATTTGTTGTACCATCACCAACATAGAAAGATGATACAGAATCTCTAAGTCTTAAAACTCTCTCTACAGTAAAATCACCATCTGACGCTCTTAATATTTGATCTTTAGGGAATCTAATATCAAGTTCTTGCCCGTATAAAAGTCTAAACAAGAAATCAAATGACTTTTTGTTACCTTTTGCTAAATAAGCTGGTAAAATATTTTTTATTAAAAACGCCTTATCAGCTACGGCATCTTTAGGTACTAAGTTTGCATATGTATTAAGAAAATTGTTTTCAAATTCAGCTATTGAGGCGTCAACATCTTGAATAAATCTCAAATCTTTTGATATTTTTGTAGCATCATTATTTTGAGAGCCTTGCTCATTTTCAAGAAACTCATAATATGCTTCTAAAAAAGAAATAAAGAGAGGATGTTCCTCTCGTACAAATTCAGGAACTTGTTGATTTATTAATAATGATGTCTTTAATGTAGAAGGATCAGACTCATGTGCCATTACTCTACTGCCTCAAGAGTTGTCGTGATGGCTGTGCTATCACTTACATCAATCGTAACTATGTTGTTTCTAATAGACTCTACAACACCACTCTCAGAGCCTATTGTAAATCTTAATAGGCCATCAGATGTTGTTACACTTGTAATATTGATTGGGTTGATTGTTATAATACCTAATTCATAATCTATTTCTCCGATACTATCATTGATAATTTGTCTATTACCATTTGTATCAAAGAAAACACTCCTAATTGTGCCATTTCTTGAATCAACTGAAGCTGTAGCCTCGCCGCCTATGCCATTACCACCACTAATTAAAACCGTAGCCGTTGTATAATCAACACCTCTGTTATTTAATATAATTTTTCTAATTTCACCACCTTCGATTTCAGCAAAAGCAGTTGCGTTAACACCATCACCAATAATTGTTACATCAGGAGCTTCTGTGTAACCAAAACCAGGATTTTCAACTGTAATTCTTGAAACACCTGTTGATGATTGTGGCACCTCTTCAAATTGTACGATTCTAGCCGTTCCACTCTCATCAAAACCACCAAATTGACTAGACACTAATTTTTCATTTGTAGTGCCTCTTTTTAATTTTTCACCAAAATCTATTGTGTAATTATCTGTTCCAATTGTAGGTGTAATTCTTTTTTGTAACCTGATTGACGTTTCAGAACCTAATATAGCATTTGTATCTGTGTCATCTATGAATTTAGAAAGTTTTGATAATGAAAACTTACTATTGAATTTACTCAGATTTGTTGAGTTATAACTTATAATTGAACTTCTAACCGCATTTTTAAATGCCTCATCTGAGAGAGTAGTTTTCTTTCTATCAAAAATTATATTTGTTGTTGGTAATATAAAAGTAAAGTCTGGGTCAACTAATTCAACTTCTATACCTATGATGGCTTTTGGTTTAATTATATTATCAATAATTCTATCTTTTTCTGATTCAGATACAAAAAAATTATCTTTAGGTTTTAATGATACAAAAACTCTACCATAAACCACTGGTACATTTTCTTCACCACCCCATACTGATATAGAGTCAATACTTGGCACCTCTCGCAAAATAGTTGTTTCATAATCTTTTTTAGTTACAAGTCTATTTTGAGTTGTAAACTGATTTGGTGCTGAAAACTTTATAGAGTCTACAGATTCTTTATCAGATCCGCCTGATGCAGCTGATATTGGCGTAAGAGTGATTGTCGTGTCTTCACCATTAGAGTCTGTTAAACTTGACTTTTGAACAAAATTATTTGCTTTATTAGCAGCTGTGCCATTCGTGACCAAATAAGAGACTGACACGGTAGACCCATCTCCTAATTTTCTACCCACATTATTATTACCAAAATATATTTCAAAATTACCATCTCTATTCTCATTTAAAAAGAAAACTTCTGATGTGCCATCAACATTAAGTGTGTCATCAACTTTATTATAAATTTTAAGAGAAGTATTTGATGATGTGTCTTGTACCGTAACCTTGATTGTTGTTGTGTCAATGTCTTTATCTGGTAAAGTGAATACTTGTTTAGGGTTAGAGTTTTCAATAAAAGTAAATTGATTTGTAACAAGCTGGCCTTCATTTATGGGTAAATCTGTAAAGATATATTCACCTCTATCTGTTTTTGTAACAGTTGTATCTTTTAACACAACAAAGTTAAATGATTTACCATCTATCTGATCTGATAAGAAAGAATACCCTTCTTCTACTGTGCAAGTGCCAGCATGAAGATTTGCAACATTCGCTGTAAGTGTAATTGTTGCGGTTGGAGAAGTTTTAGAGTGTGGTGTGTATCCTAAAGTTTTAGCGTGTGAAACGGCAGATTCACGAAGCAAGGCAGTATCTAAAAAAGCCTCATTAGCAACCATGTTTAGATAGTAAGCATTGTAGTGAGTGTTATATGATAAAATATCAAGTAGAACTGACATCCCTGAACCATCAAAATCGTAATCACTAAACTCGTCTTGTTGTTGTAAAAAAGATTTTAAATTATTCTTGATTGTATCAAAATCAAGTTCTGTTACTCTAAGTCGATCTACCATTTATCTTACTCTCTCTAAAAAGAAGTCTACTGAAATCGGGTCTGGGTTGTTAATTAAATAAAATTCTAATTTAACTTTATAACCATTATCATCTGGAAAACCACTAGCTGTAACATCTTTTATTTGTACTCTTGGTTCAAAATTTTCTATTGTCTCTGTAATCTCTCTTTCAAGTAAAGATGCCGTAGCGTTATCAACTTGTTCAAAGAGTAATCTTTTTAAATTTGAACCTAAATCAGGCTGAAATGGTCTTTCATAATGATTCGTTAAAACTAAATTTTTAACTGAATTAATTACCGCATTTTCATTTTTAAATTTATTGATATCTTTAGTTGTCGGGTGGATATTAAAATTTAAATCCAAGTCC